TCGCAAAACACCTTATTTTCAAAAGCGGTGTCAGTCCGATACTGACAACATAGAAGTGCCGAAGCCATCGGTAACAAAATGTCCGCTCCGACAATCGGAGGAATATGCGATTCTATGAAAAACTTCGACAGCCTATTCCAGCCATCATTCTTGTTGCTGGAATCATCATTCTCAATCCATTCCATATCCCACCTGACCCAATAGCAAAAGCGGAAGAGATTCCAGTAATCAAACCCGTTTACATTGACCGCACTCCTGAAGCGGCGAAAGAATATGCTCAAAAGCGTTTAGACGCTTACGGTTGGGATACACCTGCTCAATGGCAATGCCTTGAGTCGCTGTGGACTAAAGAATCTAATTGGCGCCCTAATGCCTACAATAAAAAACCCGTTTATCAGAATGGAGAAAAACTTCATGCTGGTGGGATTCCTCAGATACTAGGGCTTGACCCCGATATAACTGTGGAGGCTCAGATTGAACGCGGTCTCATCTATATCGAAAGTCGCTACTCAAATCCATGCTCGGCGTGGCGCTTTTGGGAAAGAAATTTTTGGTACTAACCTTCCCGAATGGGAAATCAGGAAGAGCATAAAAAACCTTCAGTAATAGACGATGCGCTCGCCGAAATCGGGCGCATCGCCTTTATTGAACCTGCTATCTGTACAGGATGGGTTCTTGTATCAGAATGGATGGGCGAGGGCGATAAAGATTATTGGACGCTAACTCTCGCAGATGACCAAAATCCTGATTGGCGTCACCAAGGATTGATTCATCATGCCATCAAAACATGGGAGGACAACGATGATGTCGGACTCAAAGACAAACAGACCGATGAATGAAGAAGAGAGAAAAGATTTATTAGATAGATTGATTCGTGAGCGTTACGGCGATTGGGCGACACGCAAAGACACAATCAAAGATTCTGAGAAATAAAGCGATAAAATTTCAACATGGGTTTACCTGAGTTTGTTGATGTTGCTCCGTGCCGTTCTGCCGACCCTTGGTTATTTGACCAATATCAAATTGACCTAGCGCAACCAGCACTTTCGTATTGTTCTCGATGTAAGTTTTGGCAAGAGTGTGACTCTCTAGTTCAGCCTAAGACTAATCATTACGATGGAATTGTTGCTGGAAAAGTATGGCGAAATGGTCGCGTATTGGCTAAGTTAGATTCCTCTTCCCCCAATCGCCTAGTAGTCGGAGAGGAACCTGATGAAGATATTGATGCCATGGAATTTCGAGGGAGCGAGTTGTTGGGGGATAGATACGGATTTCTTCTTCCCCGAGAACCATGGGATAACGGAGGAGAACCGAGTAGCCAAGAAGATTTGTAACTCATGTAGGTGGAAGCAAGAATGTCTGACCTATGCGTTACATTATCGAGTGCTTGGAATTTGGGGCGGAACTTCCGAATCAGAGCGCAAGAGAATGAGAAGAAAACTAAATATCATCCCTAAACCGATTACGAATGAGAGGAATGTCGCATGACAGCAATATCAATCGCTGGCAATCTCGCTGGTGACCCTGAACTTAGATTTACTCCGAATGGCAAAGCCTGTGCCACCTTTACAGTCATCAGTTCTAAATCTACAAAGAAGCCCGATGGTACTTGGGAAAATACCGATGTCACTCCTTGGTCAATCAAGTGCTGGAACAAACTCGCTGAAAATGTTTGTGATTCTCTGAAGAAGGGAATGGGCGTAATCATCCAAGGCACCGCAGTTTGGGAATCTTGGGACGATAAAAACACAGGTGAGAAAAAAGGTCGTATGACCGTAACCGCTTTCAATGTCGGTGTTGATTTGAAGCGCCACATAGTCAATGTGGTTGATGTCCGACGCAATGGCGAGGGGGATATGGAAGTAGACCCATGGAGCGCCCCAACTTGGAAGAAGGAACCCGAGGTTCCTGAGTCGTTTCCTTTCTAACCCTGATATAGTATTATTAGGGTTGAAAAACTCTCGAAGGGAGTTGTAAATGGCTTGGACTGATTTTTTCGTGAAGGAATTACCTAGCGCAAAAACTGTTGTGTCGCCTGATGGTCGTCCTTATATTTCGATGGAGATTGCTCCAAAGGAATATGTGGAAGTTCATCTGACCACCAGCGAATTTGAATTACCATTCAAAATTATCTTCAAGAGATTTGACCAACTTGGCGGATTGCTTGAAGAGCGCGAATACGCACAAGCAGGTACAAAAGATTTAGCGCGGAAGTTTGCCATAGAAACAGCAACTTTCCGATTGAACTCTTTTGAATTTGTACTCGACGGAGAATAAAAAGGCAAAAATCACCTAACGGTATAATCGACGGGTGTACGATAACCTTTCGCCGAATCGTGATGGTGTCGTCTCTGTGCTTGGGACTTTTGCTATCCAAACTCATGAATTATATTCGGAGTTGGTAAAGGCAGGATTCAACGAGCAACAGGCAATCAGTATCGTTGTTGGATTAGCCAATAAAGATAGAGAGTAGTCGAGAGGTATAGATGGCAGACAAACCAACACCCGACCTTACAGAACTTGGCTCTACGGGTTTACGCCGTTCAGGTGGAACCGTCTATGAAGAATTTCTTGTCAATCTCCGTGGAATTCGCGGAGCAAAAACTTATCGAGAAATGGCGGATAACGACCCGACCATTGGCTCGATGTTATTCGCAATCGAAAAAGTTATTACCCGTCTTGAGTGGCGTGTAGACCCTTACACCGATGGTTCTGAAGATGGAGAGATTACTTCAGAGGATAAAGAAGTAGCCGCGTTCGTAGAATCATGCTTGAACGATATGTCGGATTCATGGGATTCGACTTTATCTCAGATGCTTTCAATGTTGGTCTTTGGTTATTCATATCATGAAATTGTTTACAAAGTTCGTGGCGGAGATGTAAGAGACCCACAAAAGAATTCAAAATATAACGATAACCGTATCGGCTGGCGCAAGATGCCTATTCGCGCTCAGGAAACTTTATTCCGTTGGGTCATGGATGATGACGGTGGAATTCAAGGATTGATTCAGGTAGACCCTTCAACGGGCGGGACTCACATGATTCCGATTGAGAAGGCTTTGCTATTCCGCACCACAACTCAAAAGAATAACCCTGAAGGTCGTTCGATTCTTCGTAATGCCTATCGTCCTTGGTTTTTCAAGCGCCGTATTGAAGAGATTGAAGCAATCGGTATTGAGCGCGACCTTGCTGGTCTACCTGTTGCCTATGTGCCACCTGAGTTTCTATCTTCAACAGCAACCGCTGAACAAGCATCAGTTCTCGCATCAATTCAAAACATCGTTACCTCTATCAAGCGTAACGAGCAAGAGGGAATCGTCATGCCTTCAATGTATGACGACCAAGGACACAAAGTATTTGATTTAGTTCTTTTATCTTCAGGTGGTTCTCGTCAGTTCGATACAGACAAGATTATCCAGCGCTATGACCAAAGAATCTCGATGTCCATTCTTTCAGACTTCATTCTTCTTGGTTCTGACCGTGTTGGTTCTTATGCCCTTGGAACTTCCAAGATGGATTTGTGGTCAATGGCTGTTGATTCAATCGCCAAGAACATTGCTGAGGTAATGAATCAGTATGCGATTCCACGCCTTCTCAAACTCAACGGAATGAATCCATCCCGCGCTCCATTCCTAACCTATGGCGAAGTAAGCCATGTTGATTTGAATGAAATCTCTGCCTTCGTTGCGAACTTGGCTTCGGCTGGCGTTCTTGTTCCTGACCCTAAGTTGGAAGAGTATCTCCGAGAACTTGCTGGACTTCCACCTGCTGAACATGATGGACAGAATTTTGGTATGCCTCCGATGCCCGAGGGTGCTGGAATTCCTCCGATGCCTGAAGAGCCTCAAGGCGCAGGTGAAGAAGAATTACCTCCACCTCCACCGACACCTGAAGGATTGAATCCGAATCTCCCTGAAGTTGGTTAGAGATGCCATTTCGTTTTGCGAAAGCGGAAAGACCACGGCGGATTCCTCTAAGTCCTGAAGAGCAAGCCCTTGCCCGTACTCTTTATGAATCAATTCAAAGAGCAACAGACAAAATATCAATGAGGCAACTGGAGCGCTTGCTCCGTAATCTTGACCCGCAAACTTTAGAGCGCTTGGTTAGTGCTATCACTATTGCTAATCAAAAAAGAATTCAAGAAGCATTATTAGCCTCGATTGATATTGGTGGCAATAAAGCGATTGAACAGATTCAAGATATTGCTCCCAAGTTAGCCCTTCCAGCCTTCACACCAAGTAAAGTAAAAATAACTAACAAGAAGCCTATGGCTAACATGGAGTTCACACAGGTTCCTATGTGGGCGCAATCTCGACGACCTAAAGTAGATTTCAAGATGTCTTTCAATAAGACTAATCCAAACTCTTTAGCCTTTGCCGAGCGCCGTGCTGGAGAACTTGTAGTTGCTATTGATAACTTGAGCCGTATCGCAATTCGTCAAACAATTATTGATGCCTTCAATGAACAGTTAGATTACAGAGCAACAGCCAAGAGAATCAAGAATGTTGTGGGACTTCACCCTCAATGGGCTAAAGCAGTTACAAAATTTGAACGAGATGAATTCGCTCGTCTAGTTCGTAGCGGATTGAAAGAAGAGACGGCTCGCGCTCGCGCTATGGAACGAGCATCACGATATTCAGATTCTCTCAAGAGTAAACGAGCCACCATGATTGCTCGTACAGAGATTCAAATTGCTCAGAATGAGGGACGCTATGAGGGATGGAGGCAAGCGGCTGAAGAAGGATTCGTAGACCCTGAAGCACAAAAGATGTGGGTTACTGCTCCCGATGAAAGAACTTGCGAAATATGCGCTCCGCTAGATGGAGAACTTGTTCCTTGGAATGGTTCATTCTCAATCGGACTTGAAGCACCAATCGTTCATCCGAATTGCCGTTGTACCATGGTAATCATTCCACCCGAAAGACGCCGATGACAACCACTATCAATCTTCCTATTGGCTATCGTCCAGTTCTAAAACATGGCGAGCATGACCAGTCAAGCCATGGCTCATGGGCGCACGGGGTTCAAGTAGAGCCTGAAGTGGTTCGCTCGGTTCTTGATAGGGTCAAAGAGAACGGTGGTCTCTCAGTAAGCCTCAAGGACGGCTCAGAGCCTACAAAGGGCTTCATGGTCGCTAAGGGCAAGAAGTACGCCGCAATCGTGAAGGCAGATGACTTCTTCGATGAAGCCAAGGGCGCAGAGATTCTTTCCTCATACATGAAACAGCATAAGGCTGACCTAGCAACAGGGAAAAACTACCTCGGTTTATGGCACAATACTGAGGATGGACAGGTCTACCTTGATGTATCAGAAAACATCATGGATGAGGGAGAGGCTACTTCAAGAGGTCGTGAACGCGACCAAATTTCCATTTGGGATGTAGCAAACTTCAAGGAAGTACAGACAGGAGGAACAGGTGGCATCGAAAAAACTCGAGGCAGTCGAACTACCCGATATGTCAAACATGACAGACGAGCAGATAGACGCATACGCCAAAGAGATTTGGGCGAAACTCGCACAAGGCAAACAAGATTCGAAGTAATCTATTTTGACTTTGGGTTGAAACCCGTATTCAAACATGGGGAACATGACCAATCAGAGCATGGCAACTGGGCGCGTGGATTTACAGATAGCGAGCGCGAACTAATTGAACGCATGGATGGGGTTGGTCCAAGCCTTGAAGATTTAGATAATGTCATCAAGGAAAATAGAGAAGTTTCAGATGATGAAATTCGTATGCTTGTTGATAACGATAGATATATGTATGGCGACATTCAAAGCATTGTTGAAGATAGGTTAGCAAGTCGCCAAGATGAAATTTCTCAAATGTCTGAAAGTGAACAAATTCGCGTTCAAGAACAAATGACCGATATGGTCACACAAGAATACATCGAAGATAATCGAGACAATTTAGCAGAACGAGTTCTGATTGAGAGTGGAGAATTAGGAGGTGGAGGTCAAGATGCCTCCGAACTTCAACCATATTTCGATGAAGTTTTCTCGGTAGAACATACTGGTACTAGCACTTCAGGTAACGAAGTTACATTGCGTAGTACAGTAGAAGAAGTTTATCGAGATGGCGACGACATCATGGTTAGCGCTGGCGTCTACGATGAGGACAATAATCGTGTAGGTGAAGTAAGTCGTCGATTCTTCAAAGAGGGCGACACATGGAATGTCGAACACGCCTTACTTGCTTTAGAAAGTGATGATGTTCGCGGTACTGGTTTTGGTAAAGAATTTATCAGACAGTCAGAGGCTTGGTACACAGCAAAAGGCATGGGCTATATCGAGGTTGGTACAGCATGGGATGGCGCTCGCCATTGGGCTAGAGCAGGTTACGATTTCCGACCTGACAAGATAGACGAGAATCTTGATGCCTTGAGAATGAATGTTGAAGATATAGAAGGCTTCGAAAGAGGGACTGAGGCTCGCGCTCAATACGATGCCCTCATGAGCAGAGCCACAAATAATTATCAACCTAACTGGCAAGACGAAAGCGGTAATACATATTCAGCATGGGATTCTATAAAAGATATGAAGTCAGATGATTTCCCATTGCCAGCCGATTTCGCAAACATTGGATACACGCCTGGGGCTACTGAGTGGGCTGGAAAAAATTTGATGTATGGATTGAAAATGAAATATGTAAAAACTCTGACGGCTGAAGGACAAAAACTTCTTGACGGTCCTATTGACCATGATGGCGACGGATTGATTTATGATGGAACAGCCCGTGAGAAACCAGCGCCTAGTGGCGGAAACAAATAAACTGGGGTATAATTAGACTATGCCAAGTAGACGAGAGAAGATAAAAGCCATTCAAGAGGCTTATGCTAGATGGGAAGAGAGCATCACCTTCACCTCAAATACTGGCGCAAGCGATGAAGATGAATCAAAGATTATGGATGAAATACAAACCATCCTTCAAGGAAATAAACCGCAGTCAGAATAACATCCGCTATCCTTAGAACATGGCGGATATTGCTCCTAAACTGATTCACCTAAGCGCTGAGAAACTCAATGCGCTACATGAGCGTGTCCATAAGTCGGAAGCAACCCCCGCGACTATCGAGGTTCACCACACAATTCTCAATGAGATGGCTCGTCGCAAGATGGAGCGCCCTCAAGATGATTGGGATAAGTACGAGATTCTTGTTGATTCAATCGACAATGTAGACCTAACCACCCTTGGCGGATTACCAGCCGAAACAGTTCTTGAAGTCATCAAGGCGACAGGTGATACCGCTGGCAATATCAAAACTTTCTTGACCGTCAATGGTTATCAGATGCGAGTAGAACCCGTTGAAAAACGAATCCAACAAGAGGATGGAAAATGGATTGTTTACAACGAAGAGGGAACAAGAAGTTTTGGAAGTTACGATTCCAAAGAAGAGGCTGAAGAACGGCTTCGTCAGATTCATGCGTTTTCAAAAGCCGACGATACTTACACTCCACCAAAGGCAGTACGCGCCGCGGCGCAACGAGCGATTGAATGGATTGATAACGGTCTTGCTGGAGATGGATTTACTTCCGTCGGTAGAACAAGAGCGGGTCAATTAGCCCGTGGTGAAAACATCAGTATCGAAACTCTCAAGCGAATGAAATCATTCTTCTCTCGTCACGCAGTTGATGATAAAGCGGTTGGATTCAATCGCGGAGAAAAAGGATTCCCTAGCGCTGGTCGAGTTGCGTGGGATGCTTGGGGTGGAGATGCTGGATTCGCATGGGCTGAATCAATGGTTGAGCGATATGAGAATCGAGTAGAAAAACATGGAGACCATGACCAATCCTCACACGGAGCGTGGGCTGGCGGAAATGCTGGTGGAGAAGATGGTGGCTCATCTCGCCCCCGTATGGCAGATGATGTCAAGCCAAGTTCAGAGCGAAGCGCAGATGCCGTCAAACAAGCAGAGCGACTAAGAAGAGACGCAGAGGCAGTAGAACCCGCAGTAACTTCTTTGATGGAAGGTATTGCTAAAACTATCGGTGCTGATTTCGCAGTTCTCGATGGTAAGAGTTCTCTTGAACAAAGATTGAAGTCCACAGATTCACTTGCTCGCAAGATTGATGCCGATGCTGAAAAAGACCATGGTGGGGATAGAGAGAAAGCGGCGAGGGCAATCTCTGATGCTGTTCGATACACACTCAATGTCGATGAAGCAGATTACACAGATGGCGTAGAAAAAACTGTTGATGCTTTAGAAGCAACAGGTTGGAAAGTCGAATCAGTCAAAAACTTTTGGCAAGCAGGTGACCCTTACGATGGCACCAATATCAAACTTAGCAAAGACGGCGTGAAGGTTGAATTACAACTTCATACTCCACAATCTCACCGAGTCAAAGAGGTTGATTTACACACAGACTATGAGACTTATCGTAAATCGACTGACAATGT